CTAGGCAAATTCTCTTGGGGAAGATTAGATTTCTCCAATAGAGGACTCAATGCAATTGCTATTGACATATCAGATTACACTACTGGAGGTCTTTCTACATACCCTCAAATCCAAAGAAGAGGTTATGGATTAAGGAACACAGGATCTCTTAGTTATTAGGTATAAATAGAAGAAAAAACCGAAATGACAGGGGCAATAGTTACAGACCAATTTAGAATTGCTAATGCAAAGAACTTCATTGATTCTGTGAACAATGAAACGGATTCTTATTATATGTTTATGGGTCTTGCAAATCCAGCTGTTACTGGTTATGGAAGAACTGATTCATGGAATACAAGTCCACCCATTCCAACAGATAATATTTCTAAACTGGCACACACCAGAGATACGATGTTATTTGGCAGAAAAATTAAATCTGTCAATATTAGAAGAATTGTTAGAAGAATTGATTGGAATGCGGGTACAAAATATGAAATGTACAGACATGATTATAGTGTAGATAATTTATCACCAGTTACACAATCTTCTAGATTGTATGATTCAAATTTCTACGTTATAAACTCTGATTTTAAAGTTTATATTTGTATCGATAATGGTTCTAGTGTAGATAATCCAACGGGAAATCCATCTTTGGATGAACCTAAATTTACTGGATTAGAACCATCTAGAGCAGGAGAAAGTGGTGATGGATATGTTTGGAAATATCTATTTACAATAGCACCATCTGATATCATCAAGTTCGATTCAACTGAATATATTCCTGTACCAAATGATTGGGAAACTACAACTGCAGAAGATATAAAAGTAGTTAGAGATAGTGCAAACTCTGATGTAAATAATAATCAAATAAAGAAAATTTACATCAGTAACAGAGGTGGAAACTATTCGACTCCAGATGGTGGTGGAAGATGTGATATTTTAGGTGATGGTACTGGCGGAGAAGCAATTATTGAAGTTAATTCTCTAGGAGAAATAACTAATGCAACTATTGCAAATGGTGGTCAGGGATATACTTATGGTATTGTAGATCTGGATAATTTTAATGGGTTAGTTGGAACTGGTGGAGGTTCATTTGCAGAATTAATTCCAATTATTCCACCTGATAAGGGACATGGTTCTAACATTTATACAGAACTGGGTTCAGATAAAGTCTTGATATATGTGAGATTTGATGATTCATCTAAAGATTTTCCTTTAGATACTAAATTTGCACAAATTGGAATTATTAAAAATCCAAAGCAATTTAACTCCAACTCTGCATTAACTAGTTCTGATTTTTCTGGTCTTTATTCATTAAAACTAAATGAAGATAATTTAACAGTTACAATAGGTCAAGAAATTACTCAAACAGTAACTGATGAAAATGGTAATGATGTTAAAGCAAGAGGTTATGTTGCTTCATATGATAGTGAAACTAAAGTTTTGAAATATTACAATGATAGAAGTTTATTTTTTGGAGATACATTAACACATAAAGATTATGTTGGCATTTCTTCTGATGCCAAATTAGTTGATTTTAGTTCTACTGGTGGTCCAATTTCACCTATTGGAGCATCGATTGATACAAACTTTACAGGTATATCTACAACAGTAGCAACAAGAATTATTGATCTTGGTGTTCAATTCCAATCTGGGGTTGCTTTTCCTGAGATAAATAAGAAGACAGGTGAGATTATTTACTTGGATAACAGAACACTAGTTTCAAGAAATCCAAGGCAAAAAGAGGACATCAAAGTAATACTGGAATTCTAAGAAAATGCCACAAAAGACTAATTTAAATACTAATCCATATTATGATGATTTTTCACAATCGAAAAATTTTCATAAAGTATTGTTTAAACCTGGTTTTCCTGTACAAGCGAGAGAATTAACTACAATTCAATCGATATTACAGAACCAGATTGAGTCTTTTGGAAATCATTTTTTCAAAGATGGTTCTATCATAATCCCTGGTTCACTTTCTTATGAAAGTAGATTTTATGCTGTAAAGTTAAATCCAACTTATTTGGGTAATAATGTCTCCTTATATCTTTCACAATTAGTTGGTAAAGAGATACGTGGAGAAGAATCGCAGGTTAAAGCAATTGTTAGATTTTATCTTCCAGCAGCACAATCTGATGAAGATTTAGAAACCTTATACATTGGATATAGAGGAGGAGATACTAACAATGAGTTCTCACCTTTTGTAGAGGGTGAAAACTTAATTACAAATGAAAGTATTACCTTTGGTGGTACTTCAATTGCTGCAGGTGATTCATTTGCAACAACAGTTGATATTGACGCGACAGCAATAGGATCTGCGTGTTTAATAAATGAAGGAATTTACTATGTTAGAGGAAATTTTGTAAGAGTTGATTCAGATACACTAATCTTAGATCAATATACAAGTACTCCATCATATAGAATTGGTTTAACTATCACTGAAGAAATTATAACAGCAAAAGCAGATGATAGTTTGTATGATAATGCAAAAGGTTTTTCAAATTATTCGGCACCAGGTGCTGACAGACTAAAAATTGGAACAACATTATCTAAAAAAGAATTAACAGATTATGATGATAAGAATTTTGTAGAAATTCTTAGAGTAATTAATGGTGAAACAAAGAAAATACAAGATAAAGTAGAATACAGTACAATTTTAGATTACCTTGCACAAAGGACATATGAAGAATCTGGTGACTATTCAATTACTCCGTTTGAGGTTACTCCAGAAAATTCTCTAAATGATGAAGTGGGATCATCAGGAGTATATTTACAATCACAAACAACCGATGATGGCAATGATCCATCAGACGATTTATTAACATACAAGATCTCTCCAGGAAAAGCGTATGTAAGAGGATTTGATCTTAAAACGCAATTCAGTCTTATTGACGCACCAAAACCAAGGACAACTGAAACATCCGAGTTGTCTTCTATACCATTTGAGATGGGTAATCTGATAAAGGTCAATAATGTACGTGGAGTTCCTAGAACAGATTTAAATACTAATAATACTATTGATCTTTATAGTAAAAGAAAACTTTCAGATGGAACAAATGATGGTTCTGTAATTGGTAAAGCAAGGGTATATAGTTTTAATACTTCTAACGTTCCATATGTTGACACATCATCTGAATGGGACTTATACTTGTATGATATACAAACTTATACATCAATCGAGTTAAATGAATCTTTAACATCTTCAGAATGCCCAGAAACTTCCTACATTGAAGGCAAAAATAGTGCGGCATTTGGTTATACAACAGCAGATGCTTCATCTGCTACTATTTTAGTTTCTGATACATCAGGTCAATTTTCAGTCGGTGAGCAGATTAAAATAAATGGAAATACTGAGATTTCAAGAACTATTAAATCCATAACAACTTATAGTACTAGTGATATTAAATCAGTAAATCAATCAGCAGTCGTTGATAGTGTAAACATATTTGGTTGGTCAAATGCGTTTACTGCAGACACTGTATTAGATAGAGTTGTCCCTGCAAAATTTACTGCAGCAGACAGATTAATGGTTAACGGAACTGTTGCAACATGTCCAGGAAAAACTTTTGATACTATAAAAGTTGGATCTATTATTAGATTTCAAGAAGCTGGAAATAATGTTGAAACATTTAATAGAATTAGTGCAATTTCTTCCGATAAGAAAACATTAACCCTGGAAGGAGTAGCAACAGTTGCTAATGTATGTGATGGAACAACCACATCAGAAGCAAAAGAAGTTGCCTTTGCATTAGGTGTTACAAAAGTAAAAAATGAAGAAAATGCATTTTTGTATGCCAAACTTGCACATGAAAATGTCGAAAATGTTGATTTAGCAAAAACAAATTTAGTAACTTATCAACAGGTTGCTGGAAAATCAACAGATGCTGATGGAGTATTAACTGTAACTATTGTAGATACTGGTTTAACTTCTGGATTTTTTGAATCATTTGATGTTGAAAGATATTCAGTCAGTTATGCTGATGGAACAATTATTGCGCCTTTGAAGGCAGATCAATTTACATTCAATGGAGATTCTACTGAAGTAACAATTAGTGGTCTTCTTGTCAATAAAACAAATGTCGTTGTAAATGTAACTGTTAAAAAAGCAATCGTAAGAAATAAGGTTAAAAAATATCAAAGAAGTAATAAACTAGTTGTTTCAAAAACTAATTCAAACGCTAAAATTTTAGAAAATGGATTAACTAAAAATACATATTATGGTCTTAGAGTTGAAGATAAAGAAATTAGTTTGAATACTATTGATGCAGTAAAATTACTTGCAGTATATGAGTCTTTAGATCAGAGTGAGTCTTCTCTAGATTCTTTAACTTTTATATCGTCTTTGAATTTAGATCTGGCGGCAATTCCTGGAGAAAAGGTTCGAGGGTTAAGTTCTGGAGCAATTGCACAAGTAGTTTCAGGAACTTCTGCAGATAAAATTGATATTGTTTATCTAAATCAGTTTAAATTTGATTTGGGTGAGACAGTAGTCTTTGAAGAGTCTGGTATTCAAGCAATACTGCAAGCACTTGAAGATGGAAACTATATTAATAGAACTTCCAACTATAGATTAGATAAGGGTCATAAGCAACAATTATTAGATTATTCCAGAATTGTTAGAACATCTGGTGCTGCCCCTTCTAGAAAACTTACTATTATTTTTGATAAGTATCAAACCCCATCTAATGATACTGGCGATATTTACACAGTGAATAGTTATGGCAAAGAGAGATATACTACAGATATTCCTACTTTAGTAGATGGAACTAGATGTTCTGATATTATTGATATTAGACCTCAATTAGCAGATTTTGATCCAACTAGTTTATACTCACCATTTTCCTTTAAAGCTAGAACAAGCAATCCAGCAACTAATACAAACAATTCGATTCTTTCTCCAAATGAAAATACTTTAATTGGTTATTCATACTATTTACCAAGAATTGATAAATTAGTTTTACATAAATCTGGGACATTTAAACTTGTTCAAGGAACTGCAGAATTAGAACCAAAAGAACCCAATTTGATTGAAGATGGTATGCATGTTGCTACCATGTCTTTACCAGCATATCTATATGATCCAGATGATATTACTGTTACATTGAAGGATAATAGAAGATACACCATGAGAGACATTGGTGATATTGAAGACAGGGTTAAAAATCTTGAAGAATTAACATCATTATCACTTTTAGAACTTGATACGAAAACCCTTCAAATTCAGGATGCTGATGGGTTGACAAGATTTAAATCTGGTTTCTTTGTTGATGATTTTTCATCTTCAGATATGATTGATAAAGATAATCCAGATGTAAAATCCAGTATATTTAAAGATGAAAAATCATTATCATCAAAAGTCGATTTATTTACTGTAAAAACGGTTGCTGCACCAAGCACAGGTACTTCATTAAAATCTTTATCATATGATACAGATTATACACTATTTGATGAGAATGTACAAAAGAGTGGTGAATTTGCTACTTTAGCATATGAGGAAGAAATTTGGACCAATTTAACACAACCACTTGCAACTAGAAGTGAAAATGTCAATCCATTTGCTGTTGTAGAGCTGGAAGGAAATTTAACTTTAACTCCAAAATCTGATACATGGATTAGGGAAGTTGTTCTTGATAGAGGCAAAACTAGACAGGAATGGGGTGCTCCAAAAACATATCTTGACAAGGTTCTTGATACCAGCACTGCTGATACACACATGAGATCTAGAAATGTTCAGTTTTATGCAACTGGATTATTTCCACTAGTTAATCACTTCTCTTTCTTAGATAAAAATAAATCTATTGATATTATTCCTAAATTACTTCAGATTTCCATGGTTTCTGGTACATTCAAGGTTGGAGAAACTGTTGAAGGATTTGATGGGAATGATAAGATTATTACTTTTAGAGTTGCTAGTCAAAATCATAAAAAAGGACCACATGACAATCCAACAACAACATACTCTTCCAATCCATACAACGAAAACACAGACCTTCCTGGATATAACTCAGCATCGACAGTTCTTAATGTAGATATTGCAGCATTAGCACAAGATGCTGTAGGAAGTAATTTTGGATTCGTTAAAAAAGGTATGACTCTGAGCGGAAAAACTTCCAAAGCAGAAGCAACTGTTTCTGATGTTAAATTAATTACTGATACTGCAGGAACCGCAATAGGATCATTTTTCATAAGAGATCCTAATGCAACACCTGCACCACTAGTAAAAATTAAAACAGGAACAAAAGTATTTAAATTGTCATCCAGTTCTCTTGATGAGAAAGAATTGCCTTCTGGATATCTACTTTCAGAAGCAGAAGCGCAGTATTCATCTTCAGGAACGGTAGAAACGTTTGATAATGTTACTGTAACTGTTAGAAATCCACCCCCACCACCACCTCCAGCACGGCGCAGGAGTGATCCTCTAGCACAAACATTTACTACAGACGATAAAGGAGGATTTGTAAAATCTGTTGATATTTGGATGAGAGAAAAAGATACTAATATTAATTTAACTGTAGAAATTAGAAAAGTTGAATTGGGAATACCAACCAATGAATTGTGTGATGAAGGAGCACAAGTCGAACTTACACCATCTGAAATTACCATTAGTACAGATGCTAATGATGCATCATTTACTAAGGTAGAATTCCCTGCTCCAATTTATTTGGAACCAGATACTGAATATGCACTTGTACTTCTTGCCCCACAATCTGTCAATTATCTTGCATGGATTGCTAGAGTGGGTGAAAAGACTGTTACAACATCTTCTTTACCAAATGTTGAGTCTGTAATTTATTCTAGACAATATACGGGTGGTTCATTATTTAAATCACAAAATGGAACTGTATGGACACCAAGTCAGTTTGAAGATTTAAAGTTTAGAATGAATAGATGTAAATTTACATCAGATTCTGGAACTTTATTCCTTTATGCTCCGACATTACAGGAAGCAATTTCATCTGATGATACTAATACATATAATACTATAGAAGATCCAATTACAACTTTACCAAGAAAACTTATTGTAGGTGTTAATACATCTACTACGCTATCAACAGTACTACAAATTGGTACAAAAGTTGGAGTTGGTAATACTGTAACTGGTCTTATTGAAAATATTGGAGGTCAAGTATCAAGTTCTAATGGTCTAACTATAACAAAACCAGGATCTGGATACAAGACTGGTACTTATAATGATGTTCCTTTATATTCAGAAACTGGAAACGGAACTGGTGCAACTGCAACAGTACTGATTGCTGGAGATTTTAATGTAGATTCAATAACAATTACAAATCAAGGAGATGGTTATGTTACTGGTGATGTTCTTGGAATAACCACTTCTGCTGTGGGAAATACTGGAACAGGCGCTAAAATAACAGTCGATAATACAACAGGTGTTAATACACTGTACTTAACTAATGTTAATGGAGAAACCTTTAAACCAAATGAATCTACACCATTAGTATATTACGTTGGAGATACAGCGGTTTCCATGGGTTCAACCTTTGTACAGAGAAGTGAGATTCTAAATGATTATTATGAAGGTAACATAATTGAAGTATTTGATCATGGTCATGCAATGCATTCTTCACTTAACAAAGTTTCTATTGCAGGAGTCTTTCCAACAACAACACCTGTAAAGATTGATGCTGATATAACTAGTTCTTCTAATGATATTACAGTTAATAATATTACTGCATTTACTACATTTGAAGGTGATCCAGTAAGTGTAGCAAATACTGGATATGCCTTAATTGGGAATGAAGTTATTGCTTACACTGGATATGGAGATAATACATTAGAAAATATTACTAGAGGAGTTTCCGATTCTGTTATAAGAACTCACAAAACAGGTGAATCAATTTATAAGTATGAGTTAAATGGAATTTCTTTGACAAGAATTAATAAAACACATGATATGGCAGACAACACTGCTTCAGTACTTAATGGAACTACTATTGATTCTTACTATCTAACTATCGATAGAACTGGAAGAAGTAGTGATGTTGATCAATTAAGTTTTGCTGATGAAAGAGAAGTTGGTGGAAAAAATTGTGTAATCTCACAAAATATTCAATACAGCAGTATTACTCCTTTATTTAATGTCTTTTCACCAGAAGATACAAAAGTTAGTACCCAGCTAAGATCTGTTACTGGAACTAGTGTTTCTGGAAATGAATCTTCATTCTTAGATCTTGGATTTGAACCTATTGAATTAAATACACTTAATTCATTAAATTCCCCAAGATTACTTGCTTCTAATGTAAATGAGCAAAATCGTCTTGGTGATCTTCCAAATAATAAATCACTTACGCTTGCTATTAAGTTAGAAAATGGTGGTGATGAATATATGTCTCCTGTTGTTGATCTTGAAGAACGAGCAACGATTGCTCTTGGTAGAAATAGATTGAACAAACCAATCAGTGATTATGCAAATGATTCTGGTTCCAATCAGATTTCGGGCGATCCACATGCTTCAGTATACATCTCTAAGAGAATTAATATTCAGAATCCAGCATCTTCTCTGAAAGTATTGCTTTCTGCATATCGTGATGCTTCTTCCGATTTTAGAGTTTTCTATAGGTTATTTAAATCAGACTCTACTGAAGTTGAACAATCATATATACCATTCCCCGGATATACAAATCTTCTTGATGTAGATGGTGATGGTTTTGGTGATCAAATTATTAATTCTTCTGATAATAATGGTCTTCCTGATAAATTTGTTAGAGCAAGTAAAGTTGATGAGTTTGTAAACTATCAATTTAGTGTTGATGATTTGGATCAATTTAATGGTTTCCAAATTAAAATAGTTATGAGTAGCACTGATGAATCGAAACCAATTAAAATGAAAGATTTGAGGGTTATAGCTCTTGCGTAAAATAAAAGTTGATGGACATCACAATTTATATCGTGACAAAGATACTGGGGCGATAATCAATTGTGATGCTGAAGAATATAATAGCTATATAAAGTCTAGAAATTCAAAGATGCTCCAAAAAAGGGAAATTCAAGATTTGAGAGATGAGATTGATGAACTTAAAACTTTGTTGAAACGGTTCTTAGATAAATAGTTAAAAAATAAGTGTCCAATGTCTGCTGTTTATGTAAACAATTTGGTTATAAACATGGGAACGGACTTTGAGAGGTTCTTTACCCTATCTAATAATACTGGTAATGCGCTATTAGATCTTACGGGATACACTGGCATAGCGAAGATGGCGAAACATGCCAACTCTAAAAATAGAGTTGAATTTAATGTTTCTATCAGTGCTCCAACCGCTGGTATTTTGTCAATTGCTTTATCGTCTGCACAAACTGCTGCCCTTTCAGAGGGAAGGTATGTTTATGATATCGTTATAGATGATGGTTTTAAAAAAACTAGGGTAATTGAAGGAATGGTACTTGTTAGGAGAGGAGTTTCAGTTTAATGACGTACATACCAGTTACAATTGGCGAACAGGATTCAATACAGGTAATTACGGCGTTTGGCGGTGGAGAAACACCAGCTCTAGCACTTAGAGCAGTTGATGTTGTTGGTGGTATAACTTCCACTAGAGAACTTACAAATACAGGAGATTCTGAGTTTGTAGGAATTGCAACTTTTAGAGATTCTCTACTTGTAGAACAAAATTTTAGCGTTGCAGGTGTATCAACGTTTATTGGTGATGTAACGTTTGGTGGTGGAACGATTGGATTAGGTGATGCATCTACAGATAGTGTTGTATTTGCTGCAGATGTAGATTCTAGTATTTTACCTAATACAGATAACACTTTTGATTTAGGATCCATCGTTAAGAGATGGAGAGATATATATTTAAACGTTGGTGTTGGCAAAACCTATGGAATTGCATACTTTGGTGCTAATGCTCAACTAGTTTCAACAACAACTCCTTCAGCATTAGGAATAACAACATCATCTCTAATATTAACAGTAGATGATACTGGAGTTCCTGGTTGGAGTGATGGTATTGACGGAGGATTTTTCTAATGGCAAAACCGACTACGAGAGGAGAATTGATTGATTATTGTTTGAGACAACTTGGAGCACCAATTCTTGAAATCAACGTTGCAGAGGAGCAGACAGATGATCTTCTAGATGATGCCTTGCAATATTTCCAAGAACGTCATTTTGATGGTGTTGAAAAAATGTATCTGAAATATCAGATTACACAAAGTGATATAGACAGAGCAAGGTCAAATACAGAAACAAATCGCACTGTAGGAATTACGACTTATACATTCCAGGAAGGTAATAACTACATAGAAATACCAGACAGTGTTATTGGTATTGAAAAAATTTTTAAGTTTGATTCTAATACTATATCTGGAAATATGTTTAGTATTAAGTATCAACTATTTTTGAACGATATGTATCAGTTCAATTCCGTTGATCTTTTGAATTATGTAATGACAAAATCATATCTAGAAGATATTGATCATATACTAACTCCAGACGTTCAAATAAGATTTAATAAAAGACAGAATAGACTGTATCTAGATATAGATTGGGAAACTCAAACTCCTGATACATATATTGTTATTGAATGTTTTAGAATTTTAGATCCTTCTAATAACGCTGCTGTTTATAATGATAGTTTCTTAAAGAAGTATTTGACTGCATTAATAAAGAAACAGTGGGGTCAAAATCTAATTAAGTTTAAGGGAGTTAGACTTCCAGGTGGTATAGAATTTAATGGTAGAGAAATATACGAAGATGGACAAAGAGATTTGGATGAAATAATCCAAAAGATGTCTACCGATTACGAATTACCACCTTTCGATATGATAGGATAAAATATTATGCCAACTAATCCGCTATTTCTTCACGGAACTTCTGACGAACAAAATCTAATTCAAGATTTAGTTAATGAGCAGATAAGAATGTTTGGGAGTGATGTTTTTTATCTCCCTAGAAAAATAATTAATAAAGATACAATTTTGGGTGAAGTAGAATCTTCTAGTTTTGATAATAGATTTATTATTGAAATGTTTATTGCCAGTGATGAAGGATATGGTGGTGCTGGTGATGTAATGACAAAATTTGGTTTAAATATAAAGGATGATATAA